GTTATATGAAATAGAATATCCTGAGGATATGGCGCAAATAAAAGAGAGTCGCGTAAAGGAAATGAAAAAAACAGCTCACTTACGCACACCCGAGGCTCTGCGACAAGCAGAGAAAACACACAAAGCTAGAATGGCTATATATAAAAGGAATAAACTATGATACTATGTAAATACACAATATATGATTCAGCACTTGAAGCATATCACCAAGACTATAGCTTGGAAAATGACGCAATAGCGTTAAGACAATTTGCCGATATGGCAAATGAAGAAACACAAATTGCCAAAAATCCGGAGGATTATTCGCTTTGGCGAATTGGCACATTTGAAACAACAACCGGAGAATTAACACCGGAAGAACCAACATGTATTGCAAAAGCACATGAACATGTGATACAATTCAAAAAAAACAAAAAATAAGGAAATAACATGCCCATGAAAAACCCTCATAAATATAATACAAGAATCGGCTCAGCTAAGCAGCATCAGTTTAGCGAAGTACCACATGCCGATATTCAACGTTCAACATTTGATAGGAGTCATGGGCTTAAAACCACATTTAATGCCGGCGAATTAGTACCAATATACGTCGACGAAGCATTGCCCGGAGATACATTCTCCTGCAACTTAACTGCATTTAGCAGATTAGCAACACCAATACATCCAACCATGGATAATGCATTCATGGATACCCATTTCTTCGCAGTCCCAGTACGACTCGTTTGGGACGATTTCGAAGAATTTATGGGAGAAACAAAAACATATAAAGCAGCGGGTGCCACAAGATTAGATGGCACGCCCGACTTTACAGTCGCAGCGCCAGTACCACCGACAATTACTGCGGGTGGCAGTGGAGAAGCAGAGCAATCACTGTCCGATTACTTCGGAATACCAACAAAAGTAGCTGGATTAGAATTTAGTGCATTATGGCACCGAGCATATACGCTCGTTTGGAACGACTGGTTTCGAGATGAAAACCTTCAAGCACCAAAAACAATATTAACAACCTCCGGAGCAGACGCTACGACGTATGCATTATTAAACAGAGGAAAAAAACACGATTATTTCACATCAGCATTACCATGGCCTCAAAAAGGCGCAGACGTAACAATACCATTAGGTACATCAGCAACAATCCATACACCTAGCGGAAATGGTAATTTCGTAGGGATCTATTCAGATACAGATGACGATTATCAAAAAATGAGCGCAACTGGTTCAGGAAGTATGGTATTAGTTGATGGCGGAACAACTACCGCAGCAACTGCCATGTATGCTGATTTATCAGAAGCAACATCAGCAACAATTAATCAACTTCGATTAGCATTCGCAACACAAAAATTTCTTGAAATACAAGCCCGTGGCGGTTCAAGATATATCGAAGTGATAAAGAACCACTTTAACGTAACTAGCCCAGATGCTAGATTACAACGACCAGAGTATTTGGGGGGCGGAAGCTCACCGGTAAATATCAGTCCGGTCGCACAAACATCGTCAACTGACGCAACAACACCGCAAGGTAATTTATCGGCCATAGGAACAACTGTACTTAGTGGCCACTCTTTTACAAAGAGTTTCACTGAACACACAATAGTTATAGGTATGGTATCTGTAAGAACGGATCTAACATACCAACAAGGATTGAACAGAATGTTTAGTAGAGAAACAATTTATGATTACTACTGGCCAACGTTATCAACGATTGGCGAACAAGCAGTCAAAAACAAAGAGATCTACGCACAAGGAACAGCAGCCGACGAAACAACGTTCGGCTATCAAGAGCGTTATGCGGAATATAGATATAAGCCAAGTTCAGTAACTGGCAAATTCCGTTCAAACGCAACAGGAACCCTAGAATCATGGCATTACGCACAGGAATACGCAAGTCTGCCATTACTTGGTGATTCATGGATACAGGTAACAGACACAAACGTACAACGTACATTAGCGGTAGCAAGCGAACCTCAATTTATCTTTGATTCGCTATTTAAACTAAGATGTACAAGACCAATGCCGGTTAACAGTATACCCGGCGGAACTCATTTCTAATGGGTTGGTTCAGTAATTTATCAGAAGGCGCAGGGAAAGCCTTAGGCGGATTATTCGGTCTAGGCTCTAGCGCCGTATCAAGCGCGGCCTCTATTAGAGAAGCCGCAAAAAACCGTAGATTCCAAGAAGCATCTACGGCAAGACAAATGGCATTCCAAGAGAGAATGTCAAATACACAAATACAAAGGCGCATGGCTGATCTAAAAGCTGCGGGTATTAACCCGATTTTAGCCGGTAGAGATGGTGCGTCATCTCCGGCCGGTGCATCAGCATCAGGCGCAATGGGTCAAGTACAAGACCCCACATCATCTGCATTAGCCGGATTTAGAGCAAAACAAGAAATGGCTAATCTAGATGCAAGAACGAACGTCCAATACTCACAAGATTCGTTATTAAACGAACAAGCAAAAGCAATGGAAGGCAATGTGGAATATGCCAATATGTATAAAAGATTTCTACGAACCAAACGCGGTAGAGCATGGTTCGAAACACAATTATGGCTTCCACAAGTCAACTCTGCGGCAACTATAGCCGGCGGAGTACTTTCATATAAAAAACTTAAACAAATAGTAAGCGGTAAATCCGGTGGAAAAGGATTTAAACCCGCATCATTTAACCCAAAAACAGGTGAAATAAGATAACTATGACTACTAAAAGAAAAGCCACTGGCGTACCAAAGAATACATTTCGTTCAGCCTATAATTTAGGCAACGAAGATTATAGTGAAACGTTTACAGACGGTATCACTGAACAACATCACACAGATCAGTGTGATATTAATAAAATATTAGCACAATTCATGGAAACAGGAATTATGCCACAAACAAAAGCAAACCCACAATACGGAGACGTATCAGAAGTGGATTTCCAAGAAATGCAAAATACATTAGCAACGGCAAAAACATTGTTTGAAGAATTACCGGAACAAGTGAAGGATCACTTCAACAATGAAATGCATAGCTTTCTAAATTTTGCAGAAAATCCCGATAATCTTCCACAAATGGAAGAATGGGGTTTAGCTGTTAAAAACGAGCGTTTAGCTCAAGCTTTACAAACAGAAGATGTAAATTTTTCTACTAGTCCGTTAGGATCAGTAGAAGAAATTGCGTCCGGCAAGTCGGATAAATCCGACGCGGCAGAACAGTTGTCCACTTGATACAACTGTAACGACTGACACCTTTTAGGGGTTAGTCGTAAAAATAACCTCACGAACTAAGGAGAGTGATAACAATGAGAAGACCAAGAAAAATGAACTATAAAAAATCAAAAAGAATGTTCTCTCGCACAGCAGCAAGAACACACAGAAAAAATTCTTTAAGAGGAGCACGCCCAATGAGAGGCGGAATCCGACTATAACAAAAGGAGCAAACTATGCCATGCTTTCACCCGATAACCGCTTATAACAAAATAGGCGGTGGACTAACGTGGAAACTCCACGAATCAAACGGAACTAAAACAACCGTAAGCTGCAAACAGTGTACTGGATGCAGACAAGAATACTCACGCCAATGGGCGTTAAGAAACATGCACGAAGCCAGTTTATGGCTCAACAATATATTCATTACGTTAACATACGATAATGAACATTTACCCGAACACGGAACATTAGTAAAGAAAGATTTTCAAGACTTTATGAAAAGGCTTAGAAAGAAAAAAGGTGCAAATCAACACCAACCAATAAGATATTATCAATGCGGAGAGTACGGCGATAAATTCGGCCGTCCGCATTATCATGCAATACTTTTCAATACAAATTTTCGCGACCGCGAAATAATACAAGGACAAAAAGGTCTAACTCAATCAGAAACATTAAGCAAACTATGGGGTAAAGGACATTCATCCATAGGGGACGTAACATTTCAATCGGCGGCATATGTCGCCGGTTACGTTCAAAAGAAAATTAATGGCAAAAAAAAAGACGAAATAAACGAAAATGGATTAAAACATTACGAGATTATTACACCAAATGGCGAAATAATTGAAAAACAACAGGAATACTCAACAATGAGCCGGCGCCCCGGCATAGCGGGGAGCTGGTTCGCCAAACACAAAGATGACGTTTATCCGTCGGACAATATACATATTAATGGAAAAGAAATGCGTCCACCTAAATATTATGATAGGTTATATGAAATAGAATATCCTGAGGATATGGCGCAAATAAAAGAGAGTCGCGTAAAGGAAATGAAAAAAACAGCTCACTTACGCACACCCGAGGCTCTGCGACAAGCAGAGAAAACACACAAAGCT